GCGCTGAATTGTGTGAGAACGATTCTCAAACGGAGGTGGCGCCGTGGATCGTGTCGCTGATCTGAGGGCCACCTACGACCGGCTCAAGGCACTCCTCGCCGTCGAGGACGACGGCACGAAAGCGGCTGCGCTGTCGAGGGAGCTCCGCCAGTTGAGCGCTGCGTTGGAGGCGGTCGAGTCTCCGTCGGAGGTGACCGTTGTCGATCAGCTGGAGTCTCGACGCCGATCCCGCACCGGCGATGCTGGTGCTGCCTCCCGACGCCGCAAGTCTGGATGAGGCTCACGCAGCGATCGAGCTGTGGGAGCACTACAGCGGCAAGACGCTGGACTCAACCCAACGGCTGACCGTTGAGGTGATGATGGCCGAGACCGCCGATGGTCGCTGGGCGGCGGCGACGACCGGCCGGGAGATGCCTCGCCAGAACGGCAAGGGTGACGAGGTCGAGGTCGTCGAGCTGTGGGGTCTGGTGCAGCGGGCCGAGGCGATCATGCACACGATCCACGACGCCGTGCTCTTGGCGTCGCAGGCGCAGCAGCGGATGCTGTCGGTGCTGGATCACAAGGATCTGCGGTCCAGGGTGAAGCGCAAGTGGCAGGGCACCGGCCAGCAGATGATCGAGATGCGCAACGGCGGAACGATCTGGTACCGCACCCGCACCGGCGGCGGTGGTCGTGGCGTCGATGACATCGCCCGCCTGGTGGTGGACGAGGCGCAGCACGCAACGCATGAGCACCTCGAAGCGGTGAGCCCGACGCTGCTGGCGAACTCGAACCCGCAGATGAACATCATGGGTACGTCCGGGATCTCGGGCCGCTCCGAGTGGTGGTGGTCGGTGCGTCGCCGAGCACTCGGCGACGCACCCGGCTCGTTCGGCTACGTCGGCCATACCGCCGAGCAGGTGAGCCTCGATGGTGAGGGTCACGTCGTGCAGCCGCCCGTCGACGTGACCGACCGCCGGCTATGGGCGATCGCCAATCCGGCCATCACGTCTGGCCGCGGTCAGGGCATGGAGTTCCTCGAGGAGCAGCTCTTGCGGATGGGGCCAGATGGGTTCGCCCGTGAGCACCTCGGAGTGTGGGACCCGCCGTCGACATCGACAGCCTTGGCGAAGATCCCAGCCGATGCATGGAAGGCCACGATGGTCGACCCGAGGGACGCACCGGAGGTGCATCCCGGCGAACCAACGCTGTGCTTTGCGGTCTCACTCGACGGCGAATGGTCGTCCATCGGGATCGGTCACGGCACCATCAGCGACGCCTACGTCGAGGTCATCGAGCATCGCCGTGGCACAGCGTGGATGCCGGTTCGACTGGTGGAGCTCATCGACACCTGGGACCCGATTGCGGTTGGATGCAATCACGCCGGACCGACAGCTGCGCAGGTACCGGCGGTGCTGGATGCGTTCCGGTCGGCGGGTGTGAGTGCGGATCGTCTGGTGACGATCAACGCTTCGTCATGGAAGGACGCCTGCGGTGGATTCTTCGCTGCGGTCAACGAAGGCCAGGTGCGTCATCTGGCGGACCAGTTCCCGCTCGACGAGGCGGCGCATGTCGCCCGGGAACGCCGTCTGGGTGACGGGTTCGCATGGGATGCACGGGAAGCATCCGTGCCGTTGTCACCCCTCGATGTCGTGACCGGCGCCAGGGCGCTGCTGCCGGTCGAAGCTGCCGCTCCGGTCATCAAGCCGGTGTTCGCCTACTGAGGAGGTGCCGATGCTGTCGACGTTGCTCGAGCTCGTGGGCCTCGCCCTGGTCGTCGTCGCCGGGTTCATCCTCAGCCCCGTCGTCGGGTTCGTCGCCGCCGGCGGTGCGCTCGTGCTCGTCGGCTGGTGGCTGGAACGCTGATGGGACTCATCCGACCGAACCGCGAACGCCGGAGCCTCACCGACCCGGTCGCCGAGATGTGGGCGGCCCGGCGAGGATCGTTCGGCGAGACCGTCACCCCTGAACGGGCGTTGCAGCTAGCGGCGGTGTGGTCCTGCTACCGCATCCTCGCCGGCATCGGGTCCACGCTGCCCGTCGACCAGTACCGCGGCGACGTCGAAGTGGCCCGCGACCCGCTGCTCGACGAGCCGTTCCCCGGCCAACCGCTGCCGGACTGGTTGCACCGGCTGTGGGTGTCGCTCCTGTCGACCGGCAACGCGTACGGCTGGTGCAGCGGACCCCTCCGTGGCCCCGGCGCGCGCACCCCCGGTCAGGTCGAGCTGTTGCCCACCGGGGCCGTCAAGTGGGAGAAGGACCGCTCGAAGCGGTGGACCGCGAAGGTCAACGGCACAGCCGAGAAGCTGTGGCCGCACGGACAGCTGTGGCATCTGCCGCTGTTCACCGTCGCCGGCCGCCCAGAAGGGCTGTCGCCGATCGGTCAGGCCGCAGCGACGATCCACTCCGGGCTGTCCGCCCAGGAGTTCGGGAACCGCTGGTTCGACGACGGCGGACACCCGTCCGCGATCCTCTACTCGGAGGACCCGAACCTCGACGCCACCGGCGCCCGGAAGATCAAAGCAGCGTTTCAAGAAGCAACCCGCGGAACCCGCGAACCTGCCGTGCTCGGCTCCGGGCTCCGCTACGAACGCATCCAGCTCGCCCCGAACGAGTCGCAGTTCCTCGACTCGATGCAGTGGTCCTCAGCTCAGATCGCCGCCGCGATAGGTGTCCCCGCCGAATGGATCGGTTCCGCGGTGTCCGGCCAGAACGTCACCTACGGCAACCGGGAACAGCTGTGGTCCGACTGGACCGCCCGCGACTTCGCCCCCTACCTGGTGCGCATCGAGACCGGTGTCGGGCAGCTGCTGCCCCGCGGTGAACGCGTCCGGCACAACCTCGACGCCATCCTCCGCGCCGACCTCGCCGCCCGTTACGCCTCCTACGAGACCGCCGCCCGCATCTTCGACGCCACCGGGGTGCCGTTGCTGACCAACGACGAGATGCGACGCCTCGAGAACCTCCCACCCCTCGCCGGCGACACCACCTTCACCCGTCGCACCACGAAGCCCACCACGACGGAGGCTCCATGATCCGTGACCGACTCACCCTTCCCGCCGAGGTCCGCGCCCGACTCGACCTCACCGAAGGTGACCTGATCGCCGCGGGCATCGCGTGCCGGTCCCGCGGCGCCCTCGTCGAAGCCCGACGGTCGCCCGAGCAGCCCGTCGAGCTCCGCTCCGACGGCGACACCGTCGGCCTCGGCGGCTACGCGGCGGTGTTCGACGTCGGCTACGACGTCGCCGGCGGACCCCCCTGGGGATGGACCGAGACCATCGCCCCCGGCGCGTTCACCAAGGCGCTCCGCGAAGCCGACGACGTCAGGTTCCTCATCAACCACGACGGGCTTCCCCTCGCGCGCACCAAGCCCGGCACCCTCGCCCTCGCCCAGGACGACGTCGGACTCCGCGTCGATGTCCCAGACCTCGACCTCGTCAACCCCGACGCCGTCAAGCTGCGCTCCACCCTCGAACGCGGCGACGTCGACCAGATGTCCCACGCGTTCATCGCTCTCCGCCAGGAATGGAACGACGACTACACCGAACGCCGCATCCTCGAGGTCCGACTGTTCGACGTGTCCGCGGTAACCTACCCGGCCAACGACGTCACCGTCATCGCCCTCCGAGCCGCCGCCGGCATCGACCCCGACACCGGCAACGACGACCCGGAACCCGAACAGATCGCCGAGCGCACCGGGATGCCCCTGTCGCTCGCCGCCGCTCAGGCCGCCGCCCTCGGCGTCTGAGCACCCCCTGCACGCCGGAACGCACGCAGCCCCCCACGCCGGACCCGCAACACCGGGCACCACCTGGGCGGGCACCTGCGCTCCACCTGCCGGACCCCCAACCCGTCAACCGAACCCGCAGGGAGCCCCCATGGACTTCATCCAGTACCTCCGCGACCGCATCTCCGAGCTGCGCTCCGAACGCGACGCCGCCCACAGCGCCGTCACCGACGTCCTCGCCGCGCCGACCGCCGAGTCCCGCGACCTCAACGAGACCGAGGCCGCCGCGTTCGCCGAGGCCCGCGACCACCTCGCCGAGGTGGACACCCAGATCGCGGACCTCGAGAGCCGCCTCGACGAGCTCGTCGCCATCGAGCAGCGTCACGCCGAAGCCGCAGCGTCCCGCCCGACGCTGCCCGCCGGCGAAGGCGTCATCGGCGCCGAGGCCCGCACCTACCGGCCCGACCGGAACCACAGCTTCCTCGCCGACCTGTACGCGACCAGCTTCCGCACCGGTGACGTCGCCGGCGCCGAGGCCCGCATGGGTCGCCACAACCAGGAGGTCGCCGTCGAGCACCGCGACATCGGCGTGGCGGCCATGGCCGGAGCGGTCCCCCCGCAGTACCTCGTCGACCAGTTCGCGCCCGTCGCCCGAGCCGGCCGCCCGTTCCTCAACTCGCTGAACGCCATGGACCTCCCCCCGGAGGGCGTGAGCTTCACCGTCCCGCGTGGCACCACCGGCTCCGCCGGCGCCATGACCGCAGAGGCCGCCGCGTTCAACGAGCAGGACATGGCGAACACCGACCTCACCTCGACGGTGAACCTGGTGACCGCCGCGCAGGACATCTCCCGCACCCTGTTCATGCGCGGCGGACCCGTCGTCGACCAGGTCATCTTCCCCGACCTGTTCGCCGCGTCGGAGGTGGCGCTCAACGCGTCGGCCGTCAACGGCAACGGCACCGCCCCGCAGCACCGCGGCATCCTGCAGGTCGCCGGCATCAACGCCGTCACCTACACCGACGCGTCGCCGACGGTCGCCGAGGCGTGGCCGAAGCTCGCGGACGCCATCCAGCGGATCAACTCGGCGCGGTTCATGCCCGGCAACGTGATCTACATGCACCCCCGTCGTTGGGGCTGGATCACCGCCGCGGTCGACACCTCCGGCCGGCCCCTGTTCGAGTTCTCGACCACGCCGCCGCAGTCGGTGATCGGGCTCGGCCAGGCCGCCGAGTACGGCCAGGTCGTCGGCACGCTTCAGGGCCTGCCGGTCATCACCGACGCATCCATCCCCACCACCCTCGGTGGCGGCACCGAGGACGTCATCTGCGTGGCCCGCAGCTTCGACATCCTCTATTGGGAGGACGACCTGCTGCAGTTCACCTTCGAGCAGGTGCCCGCGACCGCACCCGGCCAGGTGCGCCTCGCTGCGGGCCGGTTCTCGCTGTTCACGCCGGGCCGGTACCCGACGTCGATCTCCACGATCGGCGGCACGGGCCTCGCTGCGCCGACGTTCTGACGTTGAGGTCGTCCCGGTCGACCGCACCCCGGTGCGGTCGACCGGGCCCGGCCCGAACATGAAGGAGAAGCCCATGACGACCGACGATCACCTGCGAGGCCTGCACGAGGAGCTCCGCGGCTACGAGGCGTCCGGTCGAACGGACCGGGCCGCCCAGGTCCGCGACGAGATCGACCGCCTCTCCAGCGACGCACCGGTGATCGAAGCTGCCGTCGCCGACGACCCCGCCGTCGAGACCGCCGGCAAGCCCGCCACCGGCCGCGGCCGAGGCCGCAAGAAGGCCGACTGATGATCGTCGCCGACGAACAGATCCTCGCGGGTTCGTCGGCGACGATCACCGGCCGGTTCCGCGACCAGGACGGCGACCTGGTCGACCCGACCGGCCCCGTCACCGTCACCGTCACCCGCTCCGACGGGACCGCAGTCCTCACCGCCGCGGCGACCACCACCCCGTCAGGCACCGTCGGTGTCCGCCAGGCGGCGCTCAACGCCACGCAGACCACGACGCTCGACGAACTGACCGCCACCTGGGGTGACGGCACCCAAGAGGTGACGACCCGCATCGAGGTCGTCGCCGCCTACTACGCGTCGACGGCCGACATCCGGGCGTCGGACCCGGCGCTCACCGACACCGCCAAGTACCCGTCGGCCGCGGTGGTCGCCGCCCGCCGCCTCGTTGAAACCGAGTTCGAGGACATCTGCGGCGTCGCGTTCGTGCCCCGCTACCGGCTCGCCCCGATGCGCGCGTCGGGCGCGACCCGGGTCGTGCTCGACGACCCGATGCTGCGCACCGTCCGATACGCCGACGGGCTCACCGCCCCGCAGCTCGCAGCGGTGGCCGCATCAGCCGACGGTGTCGCCGAGCTCCCCTCCGGGACGTGGCCATCGACGCCGTGGCACATCGGCTACGAACACGGCTTCGACCGCCCACCCGCCGACGTGCTCGGCGCCTTCCTCACCCGCGTCCGCGACGTGTTGAACCGATCGAACCGCGGAGTCCCGGACCGCACCTCGAGCTTCACCTCCGGTGAGAACGGCGGCACGTTCGCCCTCATCGTCCCCGGCCAACGCGGCTCGAAGACCGGCATCCCCGACGTCGACGTCGTCCTCGACCGCTGGTCAATGCGCATCCCCGGGATCGCCTGATGGTCCAGTCCGCTGTGCCCGCCGCCGTGCGGGCCCTGCACGACCTGCTCGCCGACGGGTGCCCGTGGCCCGACCGGGAACCCGACATCGGCTTCGGTGTCCCTGCCGAACTCGGCCGAGAGATGGTCATCCTCGGCCCCGTCGACGGCACCGAAGACTGGGCACAGCTCGGCGCCCGCCGCCGCGACTGCGACTTCGAGATCGGAGTCACCGTCATCGTCCGCTGGCCCGGACACGACGCCCTCGAAGCATGTGACCGGGCGTACGCCCTGTTCGCCGTCATCGAAGACCAGCTCCGCAACCCCGACCACATCGCGCTCGCGCATTCCGCCGGCGTGCTGTGGAACGAGATCGCCCACCCCGCCTCGACCCCCACCGTCGAAGACGAGGGCTACGGGCACGTCATCCAGTCCGCGGTCCGGTTCCGGGCCCGGACCTGAACCATGGAGGTGCGCCCGTGAAGGTGCGCTACATCGGCCCGTTCGACGGCGGCGTGGAGATCGCCGCCGGCGGACGCATCTGGCAGGCCGCACCCGGCGTCGACGTCGACATCCCCGACGACGTCGCCGCCGGACTCGTCACACAGACCGACATCTGGGAGCAGTCCAAACCGCCGGCCAAGCCGGCAACCAAGAAGGGTGAGCAGCCATGAGCGGATTCCTCGGACAACTCGGCGTCAAGGACGAGGTCACCTACGGCACCCTCGTCACCCCCGACCGGTTCTTCGAGTTCCTCTCCGAGGGCCTCGCAGCGGAGACCGGCCGGGTCGAATCGCCCGGCATCCGGGCCGGGACCCGCGTCCTGCGCTCGGACCGCCGCGTCCCGTACATCAACGGGGTCACCGGCTCGATCGAGCTCGACGTGCTGTCCCTCGGCTGGTCGTGGTGGCTCAAGCACATGCTCGGCACCGTCGCCACCACCGGCCCCGCAGAGACCAGCGTCTACACCCACACCGGCACCGTCGGTGACCTCACCGGCGACTTCTTCACCTTGCAGGTCGGTGTCCCCCAGATCGGCGGCGCCACCATCACCCCGAAGACCGTCACCGGCTGCAAGGTGACGTCGTGGGAACTGGCCTGCAAAGCCGGCGAGACCCTCAAGTTCAAGGCCGACATCGACGGCCAGACCCTCGACCACACGACCGGACTCGCGACCGCCAGCTACCCCGCCGCGGTCGAACCGATCACGTTCATCCGTGGCGTCGTCACCGTCGGCGGCACCCAGGTCGACGTCGCCGAGTTCTCCGTCAAGGTCGACAACACGCTCAAGACCGACCGCCGCTACCTGCGCACCAACGCGCTGAAGAAGGAACCGGTCGAGTCCGGGACCCGCAAGGTGTCCGTCGAGCTCAAGTGCGACTTCGAGAACCTCACGCATCAGAACCGGGTGCTGTCGACCACCGCAGCGGGCGCCCAGGCGCAGGTCGTCCTCGTCTGCGAGGGGCTCACCACGATCGGCACCACCCTCAAGCCGAAGGTGACCATCACCGTGCCGGTCGTCATGTTCGACGGCGACACCCCCGCCGTCGGTGGACCCGACGTCGTCGACCAGTCCCTCAAGGGCGTCGGCCTCTACGACGGCACGAACTCGCCGATCAGCGTCGCCTACCAGGCCGCAGCCGCCACCCCCTGATGCCGGCCTATGTGCAGGTGTTCGGAGCGAAAGAGATCGCCCGTCAGCTGCGCACCGCTCACGGCAAGGCCGGAACGAAGGCGCTCCGAGAGGCGCACAAGACGATCGCCAAGCGGCTCGAGGCCGACATCCGCGGCAAGGGCACACGCCAACAGCAGAAGGCCGCGAAGGCGATCCTCGGAAAAGCCACCACGCGGTCCGCGGACATCGCGATCCGCAACCTGTCATCGGTGCCGTTCGGGCTCGGCGCCTTCCTCGGAGCGAAGCAGTACCGGCAGTTCCCGACCTGGGTCGGCAACAACTGGAACATCGACGCCGGCGAAGGCCCCTACGTGATCGCTCCGACGATCGCGGCCCGCCGCCAACAGATCACCGACATGTTCACCGACGAGCTCCGACGAGCGTTCGACGAGCTCGGCCTGGAATGGGAGTAACACGATGGACCTGACGGTCGACCCCGACGACCTCACCTTCGACGAGCTCGAGGAGTTCGAGGACCTCGTCGGCACCAGCGTCGACGACGCCTTCGGCACCGGTCAGCCCCGAGCGAAGGCGATGAAGGCGCTCGTGTGGATCATGGGTCGCCGGTCGAACCCGGAACTCACCCTCGCCGATGTCGGCGCCATGAAGATCAGCGAGGTGATGCCGGGGGAACTCGACGGCGGGCCCGTCGATCCCGCGCCAGGGTCCGCCAGCAAGCAGTGATCTGCGCCCGGTTCCACATCCCGTGGGACCGGTTCGGGCAACTGACCCTCTACGAGGTCGGTGTGCTCGCCGAGCTGCTCGAGGAAGAACGCAGGGCCGTCGAGCAGCAGTGACGAGGAGGTGACGATGGCGAAGAACGAGATCCGCGTCGCCATCGTCGGAGACGCATCCCGGCTCGGCCCCGGCCTCGCGAACGCCGAGGGCGACATCTCCCGGTTCTCCCAGCGCATGGAAGCCATCGGAACGAAGATGCGTTCCATCGGCCAGTCGATGACGGTCGGCATCACCTTGCCCGTCCTCGTCGCCGGCGGAGCCGCGTTCAAGATGGCCGCCGATTACGCCGACGCTGTCGGAGCGACCGAAACGGTGTTCACCGACGCGTCGTCCGCGGTGAAGCGCTGGGCCGACTCCCTCCCGACCTACTTCGGGATCGCCAAGGACCAGGCGTTGCAGTACGCCAACACGATGGGGTCGCTGCTGATGAACATCGGCGGCATGTCCGAGGACCAGGCCGCGATGACCTCGGCGTCGCTCGTGCAGCTCGCAGGCGACCTCTCCGCCATGTTCGGCGGATCGACCGACACCGCGGTGCAGGCGTTGACCGGGGCGCTGAAGGGCAACAACGCGATGCTCGACAACTACGGCATTGCGGCCAACGACGCCCTCATCAAGCAGAAGGCGCTCACCCTCGGACTGTGGAACGGCACCGGGGAGATGTCGCTGCAGGCGAAGCAGGCAGCGACCCTGGCGCTCATCACCGAGCAGACCGCCAAGGCCCAGGGCCAAGCCGGCCGCGAAGCCAACGGAGCGTCCGGGTCGCTCAAGTCGATGACGACGACGCTGAGGAACCTCGCGATCGACATCGGCACCATGCTGCTGCCCGTCGGCATCAAGCTGCTCGGCTGGGTCAAGGACGGCATTGAGTGGTTCAAGGGCCTCGACAAGGGCGTGCAGAAGATCATCCTGATCGTCGCCGGTCTCGGAGCCGTCATCGGTCCCGTCCTCGTCGTGCTCGGCACCCTCGCCACTGCCATCTCCGCGATCAGCCTCCCCGTACTGCTCGTCGTCGCCGCCATCGCGGCCCTCGTCGCCGGCTTCATCTACCTCTACAAGACCAACGACACCTTCCGGGAATGGGTCGACAAGATCGTCGGGTTCATCCGAGACCAGCTGGTCGCCCAGTTCGAATACGTGCGCGACAACGTGATCCCTGCCCTGGTCGCCGCGTTCGAATGGATGAAGGAGAACGTCGTGCCCGTCGTCGCGGACCTCGCGACGCTGATCGCTACCTGGTGGAAGTTCCTGGCCGAGCGGGTCATCGAGTTCGTTCGCATCGTCCTGCCCGTCTGGCAGTTCTTGTGGAACGCGATCGTGGCCGTGGTCCAGTTCGTGTGGCCGATCGTGCAGCGGATCATCGAGAACGCCCTCGCGATCATCGGTGGCGTCATCCGCTTCGCGACCGCTGTCCTCAAGGGCGACTGGGGTCGAGCGTGGGACATCATCGTCGGCGCCGCCCGGGTGGCGTGGGAGTGGATCAAAGGCGTCGTTTCCGCCGGTGTGCAAGGTGTCGTCGGGTTCGTGGCCGGGCTCCCGGGACGGATCACCGGCTTCTTCGCCGGGGCCTGGTCGTGGTTGCTCGACGCCGGCCGGGCGATCATCGGCGGCCTTCTCAACGGCATCAAGGAGAAGTTCGAAGCCGTCAAGAGCTTCGTTGGCGGGATCGGCTCGTGGATCAAGGACCACAAGGGTCCGATCGACGTCGACCGCCGGCTCCTCATCCCTGAAGGCGCTGCGATCATGGCCGGTCTCGCCCAGGGCATGAAGGCCGGGTTGGCGGACGTGAACCGGGTCGTGTCCGGCGTCGCACCCAGCATCTCCGCCGGCGTCGGCTCCGCCGGCGGCGGACCAACCGGGGGGGCAGTGTCGTCGCCGGTCACGGTGAACGTGACGTTCGCCGGTCCGGTGGCAGCGGACTCGATCTCGTGGGTGGCCGAGCAGGTCGAGACCGCGGTCGCGAAGGGTGTCCGGTTCCCGCGGTTGGCGCGGAGCATGGCGTGAGCTTCGACCGGGTCGCGGTCACCGTCGAGATGGCGTTCGGGTTCGGGCCCGGGTCCAGTCCCGCCGCCGGTGACTGGGTAGACCTGTCGGACTGGGTGGACCTCGACTCGTCGTCACCGGCGATCGTCGCGACGTCGGGACGCGACACGGTGCGGGCCATCCGTCCCGGGTCGCTGTCGTTGACGCTCGACAACTCGACGGGCCGGTTCAACCCGCGGAACCCGAGCGGCCCGTACTACGGCGACCTGAACAACGGGACTCCGGTGCGGGTGCGGGTCACGCACAACTCGACGACCACGACCCGCTGGTCAGGCTTCGTCGATTCGGGGTGGCCGCAGCAGCTGACAGCGCGGCTGCCGGTCGTGACCGTCACCGCACAGGACGTCCTCGGTGTGCTCGCCGAGGGTGCCGCGCCCGACACGGCGTTCGACGCCCAGGTCGCGGCCGGGGTCGCTCCGACGCACTGGTGGCGGCCCGGTGAGGGCGGCTGGACCGACAAGATGACGTCGATCACGTCGCGGCACACCGGCGGGTTCGAGTCGTTCTCCGCCGGGCAGACACCGTTCGGGCCGGTCATCGACGGTGATGCGCGGACATGGGGGCAGACCGACGCTGACGGCTACGGCGTCGTCGTCGACGCCGGCTCGAAGATCGACCTGACATCCCGGCAGATCATCTCGATGTGGGTGCAGCTGCCCGGCCCGGAGGACCGACAGCTGCACTACCTCGGCAGCCCCGCCCCGCTGTGGCTGCTCACCCAGTGCATCAACGCTCCGGGCGCCCCGGGCGACGTGATGTGTCTCATCGTGCAGATCGCCGCGACCGGCGTTCTCGTCTTCGTCGATGACCGCCACACCGGCGCCGCCTCACCGACGGCCCGCCTGTGGGGCTCCACCGACGTCGGTGGTGTCGACCGGGCGTGGCTCGGAGCGGACGGCACCGTGCACCATGTCGCTGTCGCGCTCAACACAGCGGCGCAGGAACCGTTGCTGTGGGTCGACGGGGTGCCCGTCGACCTCATGTTGGGGTCCTCTCTGTCCGGGGCGCGGGCAGCGACGCTCACCGACTTGTTCATCGGCCAGGGCAACGACCCCTCGGCGGTGCCCTATCAGGGTGTGATCGACCACGTCATGGTGTTCGAGGACTTCGGCTCAGGAGCCTTCGCCGCTCCGGGAGCGAACCCGACCGAAGACGCGTTCGTCGCCGCGCTGTACGAGGCGGGTCGCGTCGCGTGGGCGGGCGACTCGCTGGACGAACGCCTGGACCACGTCGTGACCGCCATGGGGCTCGCTGCGGCCACCGGCACGTTCGACCCGTCCGGCATCACCACCCTCCAGGGGTATCGGGCCGGTGACGTCGCCGGTCTCCTGCAGACGGTCGAGGACACCGAACAGGGCCGCATCTGGGTCGACCGCGACGGCGACCTCCGATTCTCGAAACGCACGTGGGCGTGGGACGACACCGTGTCCACCACCGTGCAGATGACGTTCTCCGATGATCCGACCCTGTTGGCCGGCGGCGCCCAGGAGATGGCTGAGACCGGGACCGTCATCGTCGACGACCCGCTCGCCGTCACGAACGTCGCCGCGGTCAACTCGACGTACGGCCGCCAGCAGACCGCCGAGAACACCGCGTCGGTCGCCGCGTTCGGGCGCCGTAACGCGGTGCAGCTGTCGGGGCTGCTGCACCCGACCGACAAGCAGTCGCTCGCCATCGCCGAGTGGATCGTCGCGTCGCAGGGGACTGCGACCCCGCAGGTCCGCCAGATCTCGTTCCGGGTCGAGAACAACCCGACGGTCCTCGCCCCGTTCGCCCGGGCCGTGGAGCCGGGATGGCTGGTGCGGGTGCACAAGAAGGCGGCGAGCGGCCAGGACCTCGACGTCACCGCGCACGTCATCGGCGTCACCCACACCTGGATGTTCACCGGCTGGATGGTGACCCTCACCCTCGACGCCACCCGCGCCGGGTGGTCGTGGTTCAAGTGGGGGACGTCCACGTGGGGCGGCTCGGCCGCCTGGTCGTTCTGAGGAGATCGAGATGACCACACCGTTCGTCGACCCCCAATCGCTGCACAACCCGGCCACAGGCACGTCACCGCCGGCGTCGTGGGGCGACGCAGTGCGTGACGGCGTCGTGTTCTGCGCGACGCCGCCGTCGTGTCGAGCGAACCGGACGACGACCCAGTCGATCGCCGACATCACATCGACCGCCGTGTCGTTCACCGCGGCGGACTCGTGGGACACTGACAGCTTCCATTCGACGGCGACGAACCCGTCGCGGCTCACCGTGCCGTCCGGTCTCGGCGGCAAGTACCTGATCGTTGCGACGGCGAGCTGGGCGAACAACTCGACGGGGTGGAGGGACCTGCGGATCCGAGCGAACGGTTCCAGCGACCTCGCCACAGAGCGCGTCGGCACTGGCGCCGCGAACCCGTACCCGATCTCCACCATCACCACGGTCGAGCAGCTCGCCGCCGGGACCTACATCGAGGTCACCGCCTGGCAGAACTCCGGTGCCGCCCTCGACGTCACCGCAGCGAACGTCGTGATCATGCAGGTGTCGCTGTGACCCGCCGGCCCGGCGAGCGGCTCCGGCTTCCCGCCGCGGATGTCGAGTTCTTCCGGCCCGGCACCCCGGAACGAGTCGTCGCCGATGCCCTCCACCGGTTCGGTGCCATCGTCGGTGACCGATCCGACCACTCCGGCAGCGCCACCTCGAAACCCGGTCGCCTGTCCTGCGCCCAGGATCCTCGCATCAACACCGGCTGGACAGGTCTCGGCCTGCGCCTGTCGGACCTCGAAGTCGTCCACCAACCCTGAAGGACAAGCTGATGTCGCGCTACTCCCCGAAGAACATCCTCGAGCAGGAACCGGCCGTGATCTCCGGTGCCGTCATCGTCGCGGTCAACGCGTTGGCGCTGTTCGGTGTCGTCGCGGTCTCCGCCGAGCAGCTCGCCGGGCTCAACGCCGGGCTCGCCGCGCTGCTCGCCCTGTTCACCCGCCAGACCGTCACCCCCACCGCGAAGGTGCGCTGATGACCTCATCGGTTGCGTCCCGTCCGGGGTTCCTGCGGTGGCTTGTCACCGCGGGTGACCCGGCGACGCTTGTCGCGACGTTCTCGACCGCGGCCGGGTCGCCCGTCAACCTATCCGGGTCGACCGTCGCTGCGGCGTGCGCGAACTGGTCGACGTCACACGCCGGTTCCGCGACGGTCGGCGGGGCGTCGAACAACGAGGTGACCGTCGCGTTCACCGACACGATCACGGGACAGTTGACCGGCGGCGGGTGGACGTGGACGCTCACGGTCGACGGGGTGACGACGCTCGCCGGTCCGCTCGACGTCGCCCAGCCTGGGGTTGCCGGGGTGACCGGGGGTGACGCTTCGGCGGTCGTCGTTGTCGACGACGTGAACGTCGCTGTGACCGTCACGACCGCCGGCGGCGGCGGGGTGTCGCTCGGGGAGACGTCGACGACCGCGTACCGGGGCGATCGGGGCAAGACGGCGTACGACCACACGCTGGTGACGTCGGGGAACCCGCACGGCACGACCGCCGCCGACGTTGGTGCGGCGACGCAGTCTGACATCGACTCGTCGATCGCCGCGGCTCGTGGCGCTGACAACGGTCTCGCTCCGTTGGATGGCGATGGGACGGTGCCGGACATCAGGTTGCCGGCGTCGATCGCCCGCGACTCTGAGGTGACGTCGGCTGTGTCGGCGCACGCAGCGGCGACGGACCCGCACGGCGACCGGGCGTACTCGGTGCAGCGGGCGAACCACACCGGCACCCAGGCCCAGTCGACGGTCACGGACCTCGTCACAGACCTCGCAGCGATGGTCCCGAAGTCGCTCATCGACGCCAAGGGCGACCTGATCGTCGGCACGGCGAACGACACGGCAGCACGCCTGGCGGTCGGGTCTGACGGTCAGGTGCTCACCGCTGACTCTGGTGAGGCTTCCGGCGTGAAGTGGGCGGCGGCTCCGAGTGACAGCGCCGCCCCAATGGTGCCCTATGCGGGCATGTATCAGGTCGCGTTCATCGGAGCGACGGGCTCGACCGACGCCGGGTTCGGTGCGGTGAACCGCGAGTCGTACATCCCGATGTTCATTCCCGGTGCCACCTACGACCGGATCGGACTGCAGGTGCTGACCACCGGAACGCTCCATGTTGAGCTTGGCCTGTATTCGATCAACTCGTCGCATCACCCGGCGAGCCTGATCGTGTCGTTCGGGACACTCGACCTGTCGGTCGGCACCGGCCTGCAACTGTTGTCGATCTCACAGACGATCGCCGCTGGCTGGTACTACATCGGCACAAAGGTCACGGCCTTCACGTCGGCGCCTGTCATGTGGCGCGCGACGGCCACCACACTGCCTGCGATTCCCGGCTGGCCCGTGCGATCCAGCACCCCGAACGAGAGCTACTCCATGTTGTTGAAGTCCACTGGGTTGAGCGGCGGTGGCCTGCCGTCCACGGCTCCGACGATTGGGGGCGGCAGCGGCCAAGCCGCATTCGCGCAGGAAGCCCCCCGCATCTTCCTGAGGCACGCATGATGAACGAGACGACCCAAGACGGCAATGGCAACATCGTCGAACAGACCGTCGACCACGGCGACGGCACCGGCACCCACACCACCTACCTGCCGGACGGCACGGTCGACACGGTCGAGCGGCTCGGCGGTCTGCCGATCCCACCGCCACCCGAGCCTGACCCGATGGCTGACCTTCAAGACCAGCTCGCCGCCCAGCAGGCGCTCATCGACGAACTGCTCGCAGCACTCGGAGGTGGCGGCAATGGGTGACCCTCGCATCGACCGCATCGCCGCCCGTCAGGCAGCGCAGACGGCAGCAACCCGGCTGACGGTCGCCCCGACCATGACGGACACGGCGGCGATGTTCGACGAGCAGGCGTCGAAGCTCACGGCGTTGTTCGACGTGTTCGATCCCGGCGGCCACGCCTACGCAGTCGGGGATGTCGCAGCGTTCGACGGCGTCCTCTACCGGGTGGTGCAGGCGCACAAGTCTCAGGCGGACTGGACGCCGGACAAGACGCCGGCGGTGTGGACGCCGGTGCGGGAGACGAAGAGCACAACCCCGGACCCGTTCGTCCAGCCGACGGGTGCCGCTGACGCGTACTCCGTCGGTGACCGGGTGACGTTCGAGGGCAGCGTGTGGGAGTCGGTGATCGACGCCAACGTGTGGTCACCGACGGCGTACCCGGCAGGCTGGAAGAAGGTGTGAAATGGCGAGCAGAACGATCAACATCCCGGCCACGACGAATCTTGACGCCGACGAACTGACCTCAGGGACGGTTCCGTTCGCTCGTCTGCCGACCGGCTCCGGCTCCACACAGGTTGCTGTCGGGGACCACACCCACACTGTGGCTGCCGTCCGGCGAACCGCTCAACTGACCGATGGCTGAGATCACCCCGACACCGGCCGCTGGGACGTGGCTGCGGGTCGACTCGATGGAGATTCAGGACTCGGCGCCGCGTGCGGGGACGTGGCTGCGGATGCAACCCGATGTCGGTCCAGGGGGGCCGCGGGCTGGAACGTGGCTCCGCATTGACGGCGTCTCGTTTGCTACGCCCCGCCCCCGCACCTCGGTCGGCATCCTTGTCGCCCGCACCCGATCCGCGGGGCACGTCGACTCCTGACAGGCACACCCGACAGAGAGGATGGAGCCAATGGCCCACCACCTGCATCTGCCGCGTCACCGGGTCGCCCCGTGGGTCCGGTGGATCACCGCCGCCACTGTCGCCTACGCAGGCTGGATGATCGGCTGGATCAGCGCCACGTCCACCTGGCTGGAAGCACTCATGCCGGTCCCGTGGTCCGTGGCGGGCTGGCTCGCCACCTGGGGTGTCATCGCCGCGCTCGGCCTCGTCGCCACCGTTACCGGCTCCGACCGTTGGACCCGCGCCACGCTCGTCGCCTTGTTCGCCGCTGAGGTTGCAGGCATCGCGACCGCCATCGCCGTGCCCGTCGCCGTCAGGACGCAGTTCTTCGAGCTGGGCGAATCGGGCCTCATCGTCGTCACTTGCGGGGCACTGCTCACCTCGCCGCTCAAGCCGATCCCTGACCCTCCGCCAGCACTGAGGTGACCCGGCCCGTGCTCGCAGCGTTCGTCGCCACGATCATCCTCGGTGCCGCCGCCGTCACCGATCACGCAGTCGCTGCCGCGTCCGGGTTCGTCGAGCAGGTGCCGGTTGCGGTGTGGGGTGCGGTCGGTGTGATCGTCGCCGCCTGGCTCGGCTACCTCGGCACCACCCGCTCCCGCACGCTCGACTCCCTCGGCGAGTGGCGCGAATGGGCTGAGGACTTCCGCGAATCCGAGAAGGAATGCCGGGTCGAGTTGGGCAAGGTCAGGGTGATCGCTGAGGACCAGCGCCGCCAGATCGCTGTCTTGTCCGCCGAGATCGATGACCTCACCCAGCAGGTTGCGCAGCTCCGCCGACAGATCCACGGGGAGGAGACACTGTGACCGTCCACTCCGGTCGAGGCTGGCGTCTCGCACCCAGCCTCATCGCCCTGGAAGCCGAAGCGAACCGACTCGCTCCACGCCGCTCCCAGGCATCCGACGGCTCGATTGGCGACTCCGCTCACCGCCATCGGAAGTCGGACCATAATCCGAGCGGCGGGATCGTCCACGCCATCGACCTCACCGCCGATCCACGCGGAGGGTTCGACGCCCACGCCCACGGCCGCGCCATCGCCGCCCGCCGTGACCCCCGCGTCGCCTATCTCATCTCCAACCGACAGATATGGGAACCGGCGACGGGGTGGCGACGCTACGACGGCGAGAACCCGCACACCAAGCACCTGCACGTCTCGATCGCCCACACCCGCTCGGCGGAGAACGACACGTCGACATGGCTGCCGTGGGCTGGAGCGGGTACCGCCCCCGTCCCACCCGGTACGCCATCGCCGCAACCCTCGACCTCGACCTCGACCACAGACCTCACGGAGCGACCCATGCAGATCATCCACTGCCCCGACGCGCCCACATCCTCGGGCGTGTCCCGAGACACATGGTTCGCCACCGACGGCGTCATTGCTCGTGCGATGGCACCCGGCGAACCCGACCACATCGTCCTCATGGGGCTGGTGCCACGACCGGTACGCGACGCAGCGGGCGGACTCCGGCCCTACCCGCTGCCGTGGGCGTTCTTCTCGAGGTTGAGGCGCTGACGTGAGGATCGTCGCCCAACGCGAACTGGCGGCCGGGATACAGGAGATCGTCGCCGTCGACCTCGACCGAGGGGTCACCGACGTGTTGCAGCATCCAATGGTGACGACCCGGATCGGCGGCGGGATCGAGGGGTGGACGTTCCAGGCCCCGAAGCTGCTGCCCGACGGGCGGCTGATGGCCTATCGCTTCCGCCCCGGCGAGCAGTTCAACCTGCACCTCAACGCGGGCGAACTCGTCATCTTCGACTCGCCCGACGTGTACAAGGTGATGCCACGACCGTCGACCCCAGCGAGGTTCGGCAAGCAGAACGCGGTCACATGGGTCGCGCACGGCCACGCCACACCGACCGACCGAGGCACCCTGATCCACGCAGCGAACGAGCTGGAGTCGTGGTGGCTGTTCGGCTTGCCGGTCCGCAAGCAGTGGGTGTGTGTCGAGACGGACTACGCAGGCGTGCCGACAGGTCTGCGGCTGCCGGATCGGGCGGAGCCGTCGTGGACGCCGCTCGGCCTGACGATGATCGACACCTCGGGTACCGGGGCGATCGTCACGCCGCAACGCCGGTTCGACAAGGCGACCAGTCCCGTCGGGTCCAAGAGCTTCGGCTGGTTCGATCCGCACCTGTCGCCCGATGGGTCGACGGTCGTGTGGCTCGACGTCGCGTCGGTCGGACTCGGCGTCCGCAGCGGGCTCATCATCGGTGACGTGATGACCGGCCGGTGCCGCTACTTGGTCGAGCCGATCACCGCGATGCAGACCGACGCCATGTGGCTCGACGACCGGCTACTCCTCGGTGCCCGTTACATCGACGGTCACTGGCGGCTCATCGTCATCGACACCGTGGACGGTCGAGCGACGACCGTGCCGAACACTCTCGACTGCACCGCGGCCCACGTCTCGCACTAACCGACCACCAGGAGGTCATGCCATGCCCACCGAAGCCACCCGCGCCTGGATCTACCGCATCCTCGTCGCCGCCATCCCCGTCCTCATCGCCTACGGCGTCCTCGACGAAGCGACCGCCGCCGTGTGGGTCGGCCTCGCCGCTGCGATCCTCGGCGTCGGCCTCGCCGCGGTCAACACGACGACGAAGGCGTGAGCCTGCGGCTACCGCCGTTCGGCTGGGTCGACTGGTCGACCGAGCAGGTCGGCGGCATCCTCGCCGTCTACACCGCGCTCGTCGCCGTCATCGCAGCGGTCACCCGCTCGAAGGTGACGCCCACCGCGACACTCTGAGTCTCCCGACCGGGTGCTGCTAGCCCCTCCTGGCGGCACCGCACCGGGACGCGATCGAGCCCCGCCCCTTCCCATCAGGGGCGGGGCTCTCGCGCGTCCGAGGTCACGACGCTGCGAGGTAGCGACGACCCTCCATCGCCGCCGCCAGACCGACCGGGTCACGACGCAGGCCGGAACGTTCCCGCGCCAGGCGGAGTCGTTCGCCTCGGGTGAGCAGCGGCTCGACGTGTGCATGTGCCAGTGCCATGCATAGAACTGTGCGCCTGTCCGCGGACTGATGCAATAATCTTCCCGAAAGGGTTGCAATGCACAGTGCAAACGTGCAAAATGCTGTGCGATGCACACTTCAGACCTCATCCAGTCCGCCGAGGCGGCGAGCATCCTGGGCGTCGACCGATCCACGCTGAGTCGATGGGTCGACGCCGGGAAGGTGCAGCCAGCTCTCCGCGGTGAAGGGCAGAACGGCCCGCTGTTCTTCCGTCGCTCCGACATCGAGGCATACGCCTCTCGACGTGCCGAGGCTGCGTCGTGAGCCTCATCGACGCCGACACCGGCGAGGTCGTGGATCGGACGCCCGCTCTGCGGACCTCGGCACGGCGCAGCGACCCGCAGACCAGTCATGACGGCGCCGTCATGGCGCACCTGCCGGCCCAGCGTCTCGCCGTCCTCACCGCACTCGTCGCCATCGGTGACTGCACTCCGTGGGCGATCGTCGAACGACTCCACGGACCCGAGTCCGGCACCGTCCGCAGTCGTCTCTCCGAGCTGGAACACGCCGGTCTCGTTGTCAAGGTCGGAACCGCTCCCGGAACCCGCGGGGCGATGAACACCGTCTGGCGGGCAACCGACGCCGGCGCAGCGATCGTCGCCAACGCGGAGGACGACGCATGACCGTCGGCGTCGTCATCCTCGCCATCGCCGCGGTCCTCGCCGTCGTCACGACCGTTGCGGTCGCCCTCGAGGTGCGCCGCATGGACGAACGCGACCGGCGTCACGCCGAATGGTTCGACGCCGACGACGACGACGACCCGTGACCAGGCGCGGCGGGGCGCGGCGGGTCCACATGCCTCAGCACATGCAGGACGGGCCGGTGACCTCATCCGAAAACGACAAGTACCCCACCGCTCTCACAACCACGAAACAGCGGCGGGGCACCCGCACAGAAAGCATCCCACATGACCACCACTAACAACACCGCACCGTGGATCACCCTCCTCGACCACCTCAACACACCGCTGGCACCCGAGGACCGCTCCGATCTCCTCTGGGAGTCCGGCATCGACCTCGCCCGCCGTGGACTGTCCACCGGCGAGCAGTCGATCGTTGGGACAGCCAAGGCGCTCCGGGCGATCAACGACACCGCCCCGTGGGTCGACGCCACCTGGCAGCACCGCATCGCTGACGCTCTCCGCCTGGTCGCCGACAGCATCGACGCTGGGATCGACTGGTGACCGATCCGACCGCTCACACGGCACTCGATCAGTCATCGCTGCGCCTCGCCGGCGTCGACCCGTCCACGGTGCAGCCGCGGGAGCAGGCGGTGATGTGCTGGTGCCTCGCATCCACCTGGCACCTCGCCGGACGTTGCGACCGGCACTACATCCGCCCGACGGCGTGTCTGCGGACGGTGTCGTCGTGAGCGTCGAGGCGTGGATCTTCTCGCTGCTCGGCGTGTGGCTGCTCATCGTGGCCTGCACGCTCATCTTCCTGAGCGGAGGCGACGAGTGACCGCCGCCTCCGCCTACACGCCGACCGACAGCGGCTGGGGCCTGTGGTTCCTCGTCGCCGTGGTCGTGCTCGCCACCGTCGCTGTCGGCGTGGCGTGGATCGCCCGTCGCATCGCTGCGGTGATCGCCGAGCACCGTCGGCCACGCCACCCGCTCGCCCCACCCCGACCGCTGCCGATCCGCAACACAACAACCAAGGGAACACGACCATGACTACACAAAAGAAGATCACTCTCCGCGCCGACACAATCCCGGCGCACGCACCGGCTGACAGCCCGGTCCGCATCGTCGTCCTCCAACGCGGGTGGGTGGTCGTCGGCTACTACGCCGAGGACGGCGACCGGGTGACGGTGTC